TTACACCATCTTTGTATTCCATCTCAGTCGAAACACTGGTAAGTTGACGTGGACCTTCCCACAGAAATGACTCTTTTTCCGGTTCTTTTGTAAATTTCAACCACCCAGAAGTGCCAGATCCTCCATGCGGATATGTCGGGGTATACCCATATCTTTGAACGCATTTAAAAAACAAAGGCTCGTATTTGCCCCATCGTTCCGATTTTGTTGCTGATACAGATCGGTCATTATCTTCAATGATAAAAGTACACGGCAAATTCCAACCATCCACATATCGCGCAGCTTCTACTAAATGACCTTCATCCTCAGCACCATCCCCAATGAAACACCAAACCCTTTGAAGAGATCCTTTTTTCTTTAATGCCCAGGCAACCCCAACAGCGATTGAGGGCGTTGCACAAACGATGGAAGATGAATAAAAATTAGCATTTCTATCAAACACAAACATGCTTTTTCCATTAAGAATCAATTCTTCCAACCGTTCCGGACGCCCTCCATGCAGCAGATAATGGTAATGGGAACGATGAGTACTAAACACATAATCCCCTGGTTTAATGTCCTTGAAAATCTCAATTAACTGATCCTCATTCCCACCTGAAAAATGGGTCAGATATGGAATTTCCCCGTTGTCAAATCGCTGTGCCATGCTCTTCTCGAATTTGATTAATTCTTGTTTGTTCATTTCACATCTCCAATACACATCGGACAGCTTTGCCGGAAAAGGCCATACTCATTGCCGCATTAATATCTTCCAATTTGAATCTATGCGTAATTAAATCAATAAGATTTAACCGTCCAGATTTATACAATTTTAGATAATTTGGAATATCCACTGAGGGATTTGTTTGCCCTCCCTGGCTATCCATGATTGTTTTGCCACAGTAGCAGCTCCGCACATTTGGGATTGTGAGACATTCTCCTTTTTTTGGTTGACCGACAAGAATCGTTTTTTTAGCAATCGAATACCCAAAAGCAATGACATCAGGATTACCGGTACAGTCAACAAAAACGTCAACATCACCAAAAGACCAACCACTAGAATTGTAAGTATAAATTGCACCAAACTTTTTAGCCATTTCCAATTTAGAATCATGAATATCAATTGCGATAATTGGAGTAGCCCCAACAATACGCGCCCCTTGAATAACATTTAATCCTATGCCTCCGCATCCGGCAACAGCAATTGATTGCCCAATTTTTAATTGTGCATCATTATTAATAAGTCCAAGGCCAGTCGTGACCGCGCACCCCATAAGAGCGGCAATATCAAATGGGACATCATCATCTATTACAGTAAGCCTATTCTCTGAAATTACAGCAGCTTCGCTGAAAGTTGTCACCCAGCCAGCACCCACTGAATTTCCATCTGCATCAATGTAAACCGGCGGGTTTGCTTCCATCCCTGTTCCTTTCCGCCAATGCAAAACTACATGATCACCGGGCTTAACTGTACTGACACCAGGACCAACTTCAAGCACTTCTCCTCCGCCCTCATGCCCCAGCAGATGCGGTAAATATTTATCAACACCATTCGCACCACAAACTTCCCCCATCTGAGCACCACAAATCCCACTTGCATGAATCTTGACCAGAACTTGACCGAAACTCAATTCCAGAATCGCCAATTCTTTCACGATTAAAGGTTTATTCAGTCTTTCCAAAACTGCAGCTCTCATGCTTCCAACTCCGCTTTTGTTTTTATTAATCGGAGGCCATTGAATTGTGTATCCGCCACATTCTGGACAATAAACGATTGTGCTTCTTCCGGATAGACCTTCTGACGGAATTTCAAAGGAATGTTGGCACCGTCTGCATTTGTATGTGTTCTTATCCACATTAGTTCAACGCCTCTTCCAAAGTAATCCTAGGGAATGCCTCAATCCTACTGTGCAAATTGACATTAAAAATTTTAACACCCAAAAGCTCTGCATCCACTGCAATAATGGGAAATCCTTTTAAATGACGAAAATACGGAAGTTTCTTTTGACCTTTATGATGACTCCCATGCCAATGCGTACTTTTGCCGTTCTTTACCATATCAAATCCCAGGAGAAAAAGACGCTTTGCTCCGAAATGGACAGCCAGATTCATTGCAGCGGCCCCGGAATTGGAATTCCAAGACACTTTTCTTGGATTACTCGTAAGGCCCTTGCTATGTTGTGGATCCTTGGCGAGGTATTTAATCCCTTCCATCTTCTTATCCGGCAAATTCGCAAACCGAGGGGCACATGAAACTTTGATACCCGGCCATTGTGCAATTGCTTTCCTGTATCTTAAATACCAACCTGAATCACCAAACAACATGGCATCCATCCAAGTCCCGATTTGGTAAGCATTATTAACACCGATGATATGCTTTTTATGGATAGGTTCCAAGAAAGGGGAATAAACTTCAGGGAATTGTTTACCAGAACAGACGTCTTGAATAGTATCTTCCGGAACATTGAATTGCCGTGGCATTGAAGGACCGCCCCCAATTATCCAGGCATCTCCACCTTCCCACATTTTAGGAACCGTCCAAGTACTCATTCTTCAGGACTCCCAGCTAACCTTTCGGCAGCGCCTTTCCGCATTCTGCGTACATTCATTTTCTTCCCTGATTCATCGAAGACATTGAACCACCCTGCAGTGTCATCTGGCTTGACTACCCGTTTTTGAATAGTAACGGTTTCATCTTCAAGACTATTAACCAAAGCTTCAGCAGCATCTTGTTTCATGCGCCTTTCATTCAACTGCTTACCATTCCCATCGAAAACATTGTACCATCCAGGAGTTTTATCGGATTTGACTTCGTATGTTTGGGAAACTGCTTTCAGAACCTTCTCCGGCGATAATGGTACAACCGGTACAACTACATCCCTGAATTGCTTTGGGATCTCATCCGGATGGGCCATGAAAGTTTGGTTCTGTTTGATGATCCGATTCTTACTCATTCGAAAAGTGCCGCCGCCAATCTTTCGGTATTTGACTTTACCATCTTCAGGGTCTACTTCTTGTAAAAGAAGTACAGCATCCGTCCCTTTGAATGATTCTACTTTCTTTGTCCTTTCCATGATTATGAACTCCTTTTAAGAAACTCCTTGATTAGAAGTTGTTATTTTACGACAAATGCACAATGCCGGAATTCCCATCCTGATCGGCGCGAACCTGCGGCACCTGAATGGTCATCACCTTGTAATGAGTAATCATTTTACCCTCGGTCTGCCATTCGACATTGTTAATACCCATACCCTGAATCAACCGGACAACATCAGAGGTCATCTGAACCAAAAGGACGTTGTTTGCCGTCAAAGTATCAACCACTTTGATACCTTTGATTCCGGCAATCTTCAAAATACGCTCACGAATTGTGGTTCCCGGCGTGGTTGCATCATAATCCCCATCCAAGACCGTTTCATACGCAGTCGGAATGTAGATCATCCAGTCGCCGTAATGATACGCATCAATGCTGGCTTGCTTTGCGCTCAAAATATCCGCAATAATCAGAGCCCCGGTCATTGCACTATCATCCCAATTCACGGCCAAGGTTACAAGGTTCCTGTCCGGCTGGTTGATGTAGGAATAAATCGTCCCGCCACCAAAAGCATAACTCGTATTCGTGAAGAGCATGGCTTCCAGCTTTTCATTCACCTTTCTGGCCGCTCTTTCCGCCAGGCCCGTGTCCATCGGATTTCCCCGATTACGACTATTCGCCAAGACGCGGGTATTGATCTGGTAATCTGCATGAATAATCGGCAGGGGTAAATATTTGGTACTGTAAATCTGCCGGTCATTGTTTGCCCGAGTGACACCATCCATTGTCATTTCTGCTTCAAGAGCGTCACTGACATCCTCGTATTCCAGGACAGTGGAATTCATCCCGGAACCGATGTTGTAGGTTAATCCACTGGAAATCAGATCCGCAATTCCATTCAGACGATTTTCTGAAATCATCAAAACAGCATCATCAACCCGTTTCCATTCATCTCGGCGCAAGGTTCCATTGTGCTGAATTGGAACTTCCTTGGCTTTGTAATTCCCGGGATCCTTAGGATCTCCCCCAGTATAAACCGAAATGTAAGCCCTTCCCGTCTTTACATCCAAAAACGGACGCATTGTACTGGGATCGAGCCTTCCGTTTGCGGTCATATAAGATGCCATTTCACCCTGCACCCCATTTTGACCAATAAAATCAACAGCCACATTTTCCATATCTGTTTGTACCTCCTTTCAAGTTTTATTATTTGATTCGGACCTTAATCCGTCTCGCGTATGCCAAAGCACCGCTAGATTCACCGCCACTCGAATCCGAAGTATCAACCGCTTCAAGTGCTTGTGCGACAATCTGGGCAGTCGCTTCCGCTTCAGATTGAATTTCTCCGGTATGGGTTCTCAAATAACCGTCTCCATTCGAAACCAGGAAATCCCCAATATCGGCATCGTACCCATCCGCGAGAATCGCATAAACTTCATCCCCGGGAACAGCATTCCAGCACTGAACCTGAGCAGCTGCAGCATAGTTGTCACCAATTGCCTTCCCTTGCAATTCATCCTCAAGGGCAAACATCGTAACCGCATTTCCTTCCGCAATTGCATGTGCTCGGACTTTGCCGGTACTCATAAGTTCAATCAGCATCCCGGGAGTAATTGCAGCATTCGCAACCTTCTCAACAATGTTGTCCACATAACTTTTCAGCTTAATCGTATTGTAAGCCATTATTCAAATACCTCCTTTTCTTTATTCTGCTTCCTTCACGCCAGGCGGAAGCAAGGGTTTAACTTCATTTGCATTAATCACAGGCGCCGGGGGATTCCCATTCAAGGAATAATCAGCGGTCTTCGGAATCAACCGAGTGAGCTTTTCCAGGGCTGACATATCCATTCCGGTCAACTCTGCATCGGAATAAACATCCGGTGCGGCTTCCTTGACTCTAGCAACCAAACCATCCCGATGCTGTTGATAAAGCTGCATCCCATGCGTCATTTGTGCTTTGTAATCATCCGGCAAAATTGCCATAAACTGCTCCGGACTGGAAAAGGTTTCTTTCATATAAGCCGCCAGTTGTTCCTTATTCATTTGGACCGGCACTTCCTTTTCCACCACCTTTTCCTTCGGGACTTTCTCTGCCCGAACATTGACCGCAATCAAGCTGTCAATCTGACTTTCCTCAAGTCCGGACAACCAATCCTGATCTTTGTCAGTGAACCCTTTACTCTGGACAAGGATTTTCACCTTTTCCTCACAGCAGGGTTTTTTCTCTTTCTTATCAGCCATTTCTCCTGTCCCTCCTTTTGCATTGTTGTTAATGAGTTTATATTCGATCTTTTTTCGCACGGGAATCGGCTCCCCGCTAAACTCAATCAGACCATCCGCATTCATGGAATACACGCGTTTATAATATTCCTGCTCCATCGGGATGCCTTCCCCAATATCTTTAGAAATCCTGTATATACAATGCCCCTTGAAAACTTCCTCAAGGAAATGCATTACGGAATTCGTATCCATCTGATCAAGCTTTTGTTGAAGTGTTTCTATTTTTTCTTTCATCCCAGATTCGTAATTCTTAATCAGCTCAATTAAGTGCTGTTCTTTCTGGGTCAAATCATCACCCCCTTTCGAGTTTACCCGCACACCACAACCATCAGACCAACTACATGCACCTACTCCACCAGGCAGGAGAGCAAGGTGATCCGGTCTATGATTTCTTGAAATTGCAGTGTACGCTTCATTGTTCCATGTTCCCTCGATTACCTCATCATCCGTGAAAACCCCGACTGAAACATCAAGGGGTTTTTTATCTCGGATATAAGTAAAGGCTTCCAGTGATACATGGCCCATCTGCGTTTCATCCAGCCAAGCTTCCGCCTTTAACTTGCCTGATTCGAAACGAGTATTATAAACACGACCAACTCTTTCCCGATCAATTACATCAGGGGAATTGGCCGATATTGCCTGTCCGTCTTCTGCTGGATGCTGAATAACAATGGGAATTCCATTCCATGATCCTACATGTCTGGATAATTCATCAGCGGAATGGAATATTGCGCCATTGCTCCCATTGTGAACACCTTCTATCATCATCACAACCGGAACAACAAGATGCTTTCGTCCTTGATGCAATTTGACTTCCGGCGTGTAATTGTTAACTTTTATTGTTTGATAAATTATTGGTTTCATTTTATTGCTCCACACTCTCATGCTGACCAACTCCAAGATTTGTTAATTCATCAAAATAAAATTCGAGAAAGAATTCACCTGGCATGATATCCCAAATTCCATCTCCTATCATCCCGCCCGGACCTTCCGCTAAAGCACGAATCCCAATCTTGTCAGATGTTATTTCTGTGATAAAGAAAGTCATATTTTCAAAACCTCCTTAACGTATTGGGTAACTCTTGGAAAGTCATTCAAAATTTCCATGTGTCCTGGAGCGCCCATCAGATTAGCAAAAATCTCCGCAAAAATCTCTTTCGGGCCGGCACCCCCAGCTTGTAAAAAATAATTAATTTCTTTTTTCCGTTGACTTGTTATTTTCTTAACATCACTTTTATACGCTCTTCGAAATACAGAACGAGAACTATATATCTGCCCTTTTGCCGTGAAATCAAAACCATGCCCAACTTCATGGTGAAATACATAATTAACTCTATTACTTACCCTTGACATCGTAGAATGTGGGGTAGTATACCGGTAAGCGGAAAGGACAACTTTCGTGGATGGGTCATGTAGCCCATCCACATTATCCCAAGTTGACCCTTTTGACCAACCCCGCGGGTGCTTCCCTTTTAATTTTGGAAACCCATCCGTTAAAAAGTTTGCCGCTTTAATTTTATATCCTGTTTGTAACAATGCAGATCTCAAATTTACAGGTAAATCATTTGTTAATTTTTGGATTTTTAAAACATGCTCCCTCGGAACACCTGTGACAGCCTCGACCTTTATAGAATTAGAAGGACGGCGAATACGAATAATTGATTGGGATTCTTCTCTCTCCCCATCAGCAACCACTGGTAAAGCTATACATCGGCACTGAGGGTGAAGTGGGATCTTCCCTTCAATTTGTTTCAATGTAAATACTTTTCCTTGTAGTGCTCTGCACCTTTCACAAACTCTCGAATCCCCCGCTGTCGTCCATTCCGCTTTAACCTTCACCCCTTCTAATCCCCAATTCCTGTACTCTTGGATTGTAGCTGCATGGTGCGCTCGAATAATTTCTGTTCTGGCTAGGATCTTTGCCCTTCTTTCAGCAGGGATAAATCGGCCTAAAGTATCGGTTAAACTCAGATCCCCGACAGGTCCACTAATCGTCTTTGTCAATAATTCAGCAATTTCATACGGTCCTTTTCCATCCGCCATCCCTTGCGCAAGCACCCGACTGATCTGCGCATCCATATTATTCGTGATACCCTTCAGATCATTAAACACTCGGGTATACAACAAACCAACACGATCCAAATGGGATGGCTGATTGAATGCCGTTTGAATTGCAGTATCAGTCCCAAGTGAAGGTATTTCCATTCCACCGAGATCTTTAATACCAGCCGCTCTCAGCTCATTCCTTGCCCGGACAATCCCTTTTTGATATGAAGTTTGGATATATCTATTTGTCCAGACATCCTCAATACCACTGCCCAATTGAGGTGATCTGAATGTTTCTAAAATCCCTTGTTCAATCTGTTCATTCAACCATTGTTCAAAAGCATTTAACTTTGCGGCATCTCGTATAAAATTGAATTCCCTGTGATTCGGTAATTGAAAAACATTTGGGAAAGCCTGCTTATTTTTCAATCCAAAACAATCCCGATCAATTACAGCTTTCCTGATCTGACCCCGAAGCCATTTGAACTTCCGACCCATCTCAGATGCAAATTGATTCCGGAGAGTCGTTGTCCTTGTCGGATCTCTATGAGCCATAAACACAGAAACACTAGAATCAATATTAATTAAAGCGGGCTTACCCATTACAAAGTTTCTTCCCTTTATTCCACGGGATATATCCTTTTTTAGCATCACTCATTTTTTGCCGTGATTCATCTGAAACAGCATGCCCCATCTGTGCTTTTCTCATTTTTTGCTTTGTTTCTTCTGAATGACGCCTGCCTACATTAAAATTGTTCCCTTTCATCCTATCACTCTTTGCTTTTCGTTGTGCTAGGGTTAACTCTTTGGGTCTACCCTTCAGTGACTTTCTGAGCTTTTCCTTTTTTTCTTCTGAACAAGGTTTCCCTCTTGCCGGACACGCAACACCTTTTAAAGTCTGACTTATTTTTCTTTTGGTTTCTTCCTTGTGGGTTTTACCTTTTATCCAAGATACTTTCCCTTTACAACCTTGCCCTATTTTTCTTTTATGTTCTTCTGTTAAAACTCTTCCAAGATTTGTTTCTCTTATTTTTTGCTTTACTTTTTCTGAGCGCGGAACCCCTTGATTCCATGGTATCCTGCCTGCTGGACCATCCCCACCATCGGTCATATTTGAAAGACATCCTGTCTGCATGTTCACCCGGCCATATATCTTGATTAAGCGTTTCTCAATGGCAAAGGCTTCTTGTTCCGTCAAATTATTTTTAATAATCACCTCTTTAAAATCTAGCCCTTGTTTCCAAAGAGAATGAATAATGTTGATTTTGTATATTTTTCTTCCAGGTGTATGTAAAAGTTTTTCAGCTTCATGCCGATGATCGGATAAACGTCCATTACTTCCCTTACCAACATAAAATGGTTGCCCAACTGTCAAAGTTAAAGGATCACGCCTATCTGGTCTATGAAGACAATAAACATAAAAATTATTATACGTTTGGAGAATCTGGATTGACGATTGTAGTTGTAGCTCGGCCATTAATTTTTATCCGTGTGCCATACACATCCCACTCGATTAACTCCCCATAGCATCTGTGTCATACCCATTACTCTATACCTACGCCGGAAGGTGCGAGAGGAGGTGCGCAGCTACCGCAAAACCACACACCTGCCGTGTACCGAACCGCTTCTCCATGCTCGTTATAAGCCGAGACCCTGAACAACACTTTGCCCGTGTCCGAAACGCCCATCATGATGTATTCTGTGGCCCCGTTGGTGTCAATACCGGTGTCCCAGGTCTTCCCCATATCCTGACTGGAATATATCTTGTACCCGGTCGCGTTTATCGTAGGGTCCCATTTGAGTTTCACATCATCAGCGAGTGCCTGCGTTGCGGAAAACATCAAGATTACGATTGCCAAGATTATATTTTTCATCATTTAAAATATCCTTTTATCCTTGCTGTTCCGCCACCGGCACCACAAGTCGATAATCGTCCTGATATTCCACAGCAAGACAATCAGGATGGTTAGCAGGATGGCGTCTATTAGGGGCATTATCATGGTGTTCCTGTCCATGCGTCAATCTCCGCATCCGTCAGCACCGTGGGAAACAGCGAAAGCTGCCTCATGTGCATTGGGCCGAATAAGCCGTAGCCGAGGCGGAGGTAAGTGCCGAGACTGTAGGAGCCATCAAACGTGGCTTCCGTTCCCCAAACAACCCCGCTTCCTGAGTCCACACCAACACGGAATTTCTCCACACCGGCTACAAGATAACCCCATTTGACTATTAGTTTGTACCAGGTGTTGACGGTAAAATTTGCGTCATTGGTGGCATCGGTTACGTCATCTTTTGACCTAAGCTGTCCTACATTAGTATGGTATGAAAAATTATTAGAACCAGATGCTATTGCAACTATTCCACTTCTAGTAGTTACATCTGCTTTTGAATACCCAGGCCGCCACCAAACCACAGCCGTCCCCTCGCTATCAAACAAATCCGGAGGGAGCGTGAAGTGCGGCTCACCTGATTCTGTGGCACGGGTGACAGCGGCTCCGGAGGTGGCTATGTAGGAGGTCGGCACGGGGCTTTCTTGAACCATTGCGCCCCAGATGTAGAAGCCGGAGGTGCCGTCGCCGTCTATGGTAATGTCGTTGTTGGCTTCGGCCAGTGTAATAAAGAAACTTGGGTTAGTTGCTCCACTACCGATGTCCATTGTAACCCAATATCGCCACCAACCATCTCTTATAGATTCAGACCCATAATCATCAACATTCTGAGTCCCAACAGCACCAGTTGCAAGATTGAAATAAGCGCTCTTGTATCCACTGGCCTTTGTTACTAATTGCAATCTAACCCAAGTTCGACTCTCCGGCTTCAAATACACGGAAAATGTCACATCGGAATTGTCAGTGAATGATTCTTTGGCAACTGTGTCCTTCATTCCATGACTATTCGCAGCCGTAGCATCCTCAACCAATTTATCAGCCGTCAAAGTCCCATCAGGCGCTACAACCGCATCAGCCGAAATCGTAGCTCTGGTTTTCGTCCAAGCCGCATTATCAAACTCCTCGGAGAACGGGACCAGATTCGTCCCTGCCGGTTCGATGAGGGTTGCCAGATGCCCACCAACGCTCTCAAAACGTGCTACATTAGCGCCCACAGCTTCAATCAGGCCGGTGTCAGGGTTGACCCTTGTGCGGTTTGTTCCTGCATGGGTTACGGTGCCAATGTAGGTATCCGAACTTGATGTAGAAACAAGGTCTTTCTCCAGTGGCCACCACCAGCTTGGCATGTTGGGGTTTACTGTCACGCCTGAAAGCGTAACCCCTTCCAGTGTTGCACCCCAAGCGTAAGACCCAACCCAACCCCAGAACGGTAGCGTAATTAACAGAGCTATTAGAATTCCTTTATGTAGTTTGTTCATTTTGTAACTCCTTTTCATCATTGCCCCGCAGCACCGCGCATGGACCCGTAAGCCCCGATGGTTTTATCTGTCATTGTTACTACTCCATCCGGCCAGGTTGAACCAGGTTTTATCCTGGTTGAGGATATGCTTGTGTCGCCGGAATTACGTGCTGGGGAACCTGGTTTGAGGGTGAAATCGTCCCCGGCTGCGTTGGTGAAGAGTGGGTCTCCACTCAGACTATTTTGACCATATGCCCCCCCATCCCAAGCCTGCCATTCAGCAAAAGTTTTAAATGCGGCTTCATCAGAAAGGTAAATGGAACGTCCTAATGAGTGAACGCCATAAAAATTGTTATCCGCAGTTAAAGTCTGACCTGCAACTAAATATGAAACCTGGAGTCCATCTACTGCGGGAGTTTCCCCATTTCCAAAAATAATATTATTCTTGACGATGAAAGTGTCATCATTCGTCAGGTATATTCCTATTTTGTCATTGTCATAAAATGTACTATTATGAATATTAACATTGCAAGTGTTCCCTGTCTCAACTCCTTCATTATTACCATAAGCAATGCAATTATCATATGTGACCGTGACTGCCACATTAGTGGCTTTGGCTGAAAAACCCGCCGATGTGTTGTCGTAGGCTAAACATCTGTCAAATAGTACAGTCCCAGAAACTCCACCTGCATCAAAACCATCTTCGACATTGTTATAAGTGACGCAATCTCTCACGATAACACTTGTCGCACTCCTAGCGTTTATACCATCCCTGTCTCCGTCATGTGCAACGACCCTTTCTAACAAAACGCTAGTTACAACTTGGTCAAATATAATCCCAAAGCCAGTACTATTATCAATTTCAACATCTTGGACCGTAAAACCTGTCATGCCTCCAACTTCATCACCAACACTAATACCTCTATCACTACAATCATAAATGTATAAATCTTTGAGTGTCAGATAATTAATTGTTTTAATATCACCACCAATCCCTGCACCGTTACTAATTCTCATGTTTTCAACGGTTACATACTCATTACTTCCAGCAACATTCCCGTGCATTGCGTTTCGGTGGTAGATTCTCGTTATAATTGGGTCAACTCCTGCTCCATAGGCACCATAAGTGACGACATTGCCACTTGTTCCTGTCCCGTACAATTTCAGAGTTTCAACCCACGTCTCGCCACGTTTTAACAATATCTGGTCGTTGGCGGTAAATTCAGTACCCGCTCCAAACGACTCAACTTTTGCTAATGTCTCCCACGCCAAAGCTTCGGTCAAGCCCGTGTCACTATCATCACCTGTGGTTTTGTCTACATAGTAGACAGCACCCCAAGCCCACCCAGGCAGCATCAAGACCAACAAGATTGTTAAGAATAGTTTTTTCATCATCAGTCGCTTGCTCCTTTAATCACTGGCGCCGGTATCAGTCCAAACACCTCTTATAGTATCCAAGGACCATTTCCAACCACCGGCTAAATGCACACGGGTCGCTACAATTTTACTCCCTATCGTTGAATCACTATCAACGCAATAACTCGCGTCCAAGGTAGTGCCATCAAGGTCAAGTGCTTCATGAGCATCAGCGTTAGGAGGATTGATTTCTATATTATACGCTGCTTCAATAATGAAAATAACACCCGCATAATATTCAATATCAGGCAAAACTAAATCATTCTCAGCGGCATCCTCGCCGTAATTAGTAAGGAATTTGTTTGCTAAGATATGCGCCGCGCTAATGTTCCCGGACGCAGTGTAGGCCTGGCTTGAGAAATCCCTATCCGCCTTCAAGACTGCTCCGTCTAATCTAAGGCCGTTGCCGATGGATGTACCAACCACGCTTTCCAATGCCCTTGCGTCGAGCTGCGTCTGGGCATTGCTGGAAAGGGTGTTAATATAAAGCAATTCCGCATCAGACACGGAACCATCAGAGCCATAGGTAGTGGCAGAAAGCCGACCAGCCACAAGGGTATTATATTTTAATTCAACCTGCTCATTCACCCCATCGAGTTCAACATAAACTTGATCATCACCGTTTGAATCGTCAACACTCAGATACATGACAGCATCATCAGCATCATTCGCGTTTACATAAATGAGTCCATCCGCACCGTCACTGTCATCAAATACCACCGAAGGCAGGGCAGAAGGGGTTATGGTTAAAGACTCAGCAGATACGGCTCCGGTAGCTGTCAAAGCCCCATCATTCTGGCTTGAAACCTGAGTGAATGTTCCGGCGCCAGTCACGCCATTGTCAGAAATAATATCGTCAAAGTGCGAAACAACCGTTGCAGAAGCAGCTATGGAGAACGAGTATGAACTTCCGCCCGTGTCTTCAACATGAATATGGTTGTAAAAGGTCCTTGTGGTCGATGCCGTGTCGCTGGCGAAGAATCCGTATCCAGTATTGGCCGTAGCCACCACATGAATTTCATTCCGCATAAACTCATGGGTTGTCCCGGTTCCACCCAGATAACCCATACCCGCCACGATAGTCGCATTGGGGTCGGTCAGGGTTAAATCACAATCGTGCATTTCAATAATGCCTGTACCCGCATCAACACACAGAGAAGATGCCAGCGCCGTTCCGCTGTTTGTAATTGTGATGTCATGGAGAAAGTCCAGATGTATTTCACCACCGTTTGCGACTGTGAAAGCGGACTTGATAGCGCCCCCGCCACACGCGCCGGTATGATAATAAAACGCCTTGCCAAACTTCACTTCAAGCGTTCCGATTCCAGTACAAGCACCAACTGCCGGTTGGGTGGAAGCCACAATAGCAGCGGCAGAGGTCATGGATAATTGACATTCCTTAAATGAAAGCAACCCGGTTGACACTTGCACCGTGTTAATCGCTGTAGTTGCCGCCGTCACCTGAAACTTCATGTTTTTGAACTGCACGCCCGTAAACGTTGACCCATTCACCACATTGGCGTCGGGCTGGGTCACGATCACCGTCCCTGGTTTCCCCATGCCGATGATTGTCAGGTTGTTATCTGCAATCGTGAGCGTTTCAGTGTATGTCCCAGGATAAACTAGGATTGTGTCCCCTACAGCCGCAACACCAAGGGCACCTTGTATAGTTGTATAGTCACCGCCGCTCTTGGCAACCACTACGGCACTTGAGAAGTCCGCATCAGACTGAATGCCCAGAATACCGACCCCATCAAGATCCCCGGCAATTGCAAAACTGGAAAGGAAGAAAAAGATAATGGGCAAAAGAATAAGATTAAATCGTTTCATGATATCCCTCCTTTAATTACTCAACCGAACTGCGACAGACCCTGAGGTATATCCGCCAGTCTTAATGCCGATCCGATAAGCGACACCGCTCTCTTTATCCAACAAGGCTTTTTGGGTATTACTGGTAAATGATGTTACATCTACCCAACCTGTACTTTGGAAATTTCGTTGAAGAAAAACAGTCCCGGACCACGTGACCCCGTATACCCCGATATTCATGTAACCATTTCCAGACCCCTGCAAAGGAGCAAGCTGAGAAGTCCATATGCCTGCGACTGGAGGTGCGGCCGCTATCGTCTGCGTCACGCTCTTCGCAAACACGGGAACAGACAAAAACATCAAAACCAAAACCATAAGCATGAACATAAGCCCTATCTTTTTCATTTCACTTCCTCCTCGGTATCTATAATTTCAGTTTCCTCAAAATCCGCTTCTTCATCATTAATCGCCTGTTCCCTTTGTTCATTGATTAGTTCAACTTGATCATCTGTGAGATTCAAAAGCAGTTTCATAAACGCTTCCGGCGGAATGATATCTTGATTTGTCGGAGATGATCCATAATTCTTTAATGCCTCAGATCTGGTTTTCCCAACATTAGCTTTATCCGCATCGCTTTGCTCATAAAGACTTGCCCATTCCACTGTGTAAGAATCCACGGGCTCTGGCAACACCTTATATTCCATACACCGATCAACGAGTAATCGGATAATACGTGGCTCTGCATATTCCTCCCTACGACTCTGCACCAAATCAAACCAATTATCCCGGTCTTGCGTACTCGCCAATTCACCACGCTCACTTCCAGTCAAGATCCGTTTGGGGATACCCGTTACCGCTGATATCATTTGAATCTGGACATCCACATGATTTTGTGGATCCGCGATTTGCATTGCTAAAGCCTGAAGATCCACACCTTGATTAACAAGAATGCGTCTAAGGTTGTGTTCGTATTCGGATATCTGTTCTTTCAAATCAGCTTTAGTTTCCGGTGTCATTTGAAATTCCGGATCAACCTTTCCGGCATACCCAGGACGGGCCCCGCGCCAAAACATTTCAGCACTCCCACCTACCAACTTTTCCAAATCTTTAAGACGATTGAAAACAACTTCAAGCTTCGGCGAACCTTCCAAATCATTATCAAGCAAATCCTCACCAGCCACATGGAGAATCCTTGTATGATGGACCAGCACTTCCGTACTTGAAATCCCACCCGGTTGAATCAAAGATACTTTATACAATACCGGGAGGCCGTATCTTGGATTGGTTACATCCTTTTCCCACGTAGCAATTTGAGCACTCTGTTCTGCAATCGGCTTAACATAAAGTAATTCCCGGTTACCTGGAGCAACGGCATTTTGAAACATTGTTGAGTTCTGCGCATCATTGAATCCCAAAAACAAAACAGCATAACAATTAAGAGCAACCAGCTTATCCAATCGGCTGAACTTGGATTTGAGTTGCAATTCCTTTTCCATATCAACCCAGGCTTTTTCAAGAGCTGTTTCCTCATCATCATCCGACTCAATAATTCTGACAGGACCACGCCAGGTTGCCGAAATGGGTTTGTTGATAATGGCATTGGCGATATCCTGCCGTTTGTACTGTGCGTAATAATCACTACCGTCCAAAACCACTTTATACCCAAGAGCTTCATAAAGATCCCGGTCACCATCAAACTGATATCCAAGCCGGGAAAAGTGCTCAATCCTGGAAATCATCGTTCCTTGTAGTGCTTCAAGGTTTTGGAGTTTACCTTGTAATTCTGCTATTGTTGATTCTGCCATTTTAATCATCCTTATTTAATTATGCGCCCCGTTTCTCATCTTCCACCGTGGTTTATGCTATGCTCTTCACACTCACATCTGGTCCGCATTCGGTCCGAACCAAGCACACAGTCGTCATCCACTGACAGGCGCATAAGGTTTTCATTATATCACTCTCCCAGCAACTTTCCGCTCTTCCATACAATCCTCACAACCATACCGAGCTGCGTCTATATGATGATTGTTTTTATCAATCGGAATATTCAGGGTTTCCCCAGCATGATTCTTTTTCCATTGGTACGCCTGGAACTCATTAATCACATTCTGGCATTTTCGATCAATAATAATTTCCTGTTGCTGCATCCATTGAATACCAAAATTCACACTATCCGGGCCTTTTTTAGCTCCCACAGCAAAAATCCGGTGTTCCAAAGGTTGTGTTTGAAGTTCCCTGATACTTTTCGGTTCTGAACTATCACAAACCACCCTCTGATTCTTAACAATCGGTTTAATTGCCTTCGCAAGTTGCGGGTTTGTCAGTTCATGTGCATTGAATTCGTCAAGAAAGAAAAGCTGTTTATGTTTCCTGTCATAATGCATATGGTCAAACGCCGCTGGATCAGCACCGAACCCAAAATCAAGACCGTTCCGGATATTATCGAAATGAGTTTCCTTGGAAAGATCCTCAATTTTCCAGTTCTTAAAGATAACATCCCCGAGCGTTCCCCATTTACCGAGGGTATATACATCTCGCCAGTAAGGATCTTTCTCTGATTCCAGCAATTCCCGATCCGCATCATCCAGAAATTGATTGTCCTTATACGTGGTATGCATGATCAGGATACCAGGCTTCCGCAATTCCCTGGCCCCGTCTTCCCAGCCAGTGAAATACTTCTTGAATATCCAATGAGCTTTCAGAATTGGATTAAACGAGAAAGAAATCCGTTTAGGAAAATCCGCCTCACCTCTAAGCCGGCGCTCCAGTTGTTTAACATCAGTTTCCTGAGTTTCCGTAGCTTCCTCAATATGAATGTCTGTCAGCACGGAATCTTCCGGGGTAATGGATTTCAGCTTTTCAGTATCATCCAAACCACTATACAATATCTGCCGGCCATTCCTGCATGTCATATACATGTCCGACTTGTTAATGCTAAAATATTCGTTTAAGTTCCACTTAGATATGACTTTACGGATTTCATTGAATGAGGACTTTCGGATGCTGTTCCCGGTATTTCTAACTGATAGGATATTTCGGCCATTCATTACATCCTTAATATGACGTTGTGCCAGGAAATAGGACTTCCCGGAAGAGGAACCACCAAAGAAGATTTGAATACGGGTTGGATCATTTACATATGGAAGATAAACTGGATTAAATACTTTAGGAAGGATCTTGACATTTACATCAGCCATTATCGTCCTCCCCCACCGTAACGCTAAATGAAAGAGGTCCACCACCCTTGCCTGTTATTTCCTTGGAATCCCTGAGTCCTAAATCCCTTGCTATGATGTTTGCATTCAGTAAATCTGCTGCGGCTCCACTGAACTTTTGATGATAAATACAGGACTCAATATGTTCCATGACTTCAAGATATTCTACCTTACTTCTATAGTCTATCCACCCTTGTGCTGTAATGCCAACATACAGTTGTAAACCTGTTAATGTCATAACGAGCATCTTCGGTACTTTATTCTGGGTAATCATTCCCTGGTAGGCGAATGCTTTTGTTTCATATAGAGGATTGTCTTTTACCCACTGGAAATATTCAGTACAATCTCGGAGCATATGTTCGGGGGTTGGGAATATACGAGGTTTTCCTACAGAACGTTTGAAATTATCTAGAGCGATTTCCCATAGCTCTTTCTTTACTTTCTTTATGGGAATTGAGGGTTGGTTTGATGTTCCGTTGAATTTGGTTCGTTTCATGATGTTTTTATGACGCCTCCATTGTTGATATTTTATTATTAAAATATGAATGAAAACAAGGTTTTATTTAGATAAAGATTTGGGATGGGGAGGATGGGTTTGTAAATTAATGAAATATATATGTATTTATTTTTAAAAAAGTTTAAAAAAATGAAAATAAGTGTTGACATTTGTTTTCGGACCTTATATAATGAAATCAAAAACACCGCAAAAAAGGAGAAACCAAATGTCAAACACGAAATACAAACTAGCCCGCAAAGATTACATGGAAATTTACGACATGGATATTGAAGACATTTGTAAATACACGAAAAAGCAAATAGCAGAAGCTCTGTCCCAGCTCGCCGCAGAATTACATGAGGCAGAATGTTCAAACGCTGATTAAACCCACAACCCGCCCTCGCAAAAGGGGGCATGAAAGGAGATTTGAAATGAATTACCAAACAATTCCAAATGAAATGAAAAAAGCAATGCAAGATCAAGCCGACAAAAAACTTTGGGCTTATTCAAAACGGGACATCACAATTACCGCTTTCATGGCAAACATTATTAATAAACGGAAATGGCAAATTGTTTACGGGATTTCCAGCACCGGGGAAATCATAGCAAAAGGATTATATAGTCACCGCACCGGAAATTTTGCTGTTTAAAAGGAGATTGGAAATGACATTCAATAACACTTTTTTTGAAACGGTCACTTGCCCCCATTGTCAACATGAATGGAGAACGGACTTTACCGAATTCACTGAAAACAATGAACCCGTTTGTCGAAGCTGTGGTGAAACTTTTGAATTTGAAGAGGAAGAATAAAAATAAATAACCCCAAACCGCCCCTTGCAAAAGAGGGCAAAGGAGATTGGAAATGGAACAAAGATGTTTCAGATGCGGTGGTCCATTTGAGACCACATACGAATTTTTCACCTGCTGCCATAGTTGTCGGCAGGTGCTGGAAGAGTCAAGGGTAGTGTGTGAACGCTGCCCGCTTGAAGAGGATTGTGTTGACAACGAGAGCTGGAACGATTCTCATTGTCAACTTCATAACTAAGGAGGTAGGATATGGGACTACATGTTGGAAGACATGTTGGAAGACAAACAAACGCGCCAGCCATCTCACCGCAAGATGAGAAAGGCTGGAGGAATTGGGCCGATCACAAGGCCAAAAAACGTGCTGAGACAGTATGGCACGAATTAGAATGTCGTGTCTGTGGCCGTCCGTTTCGATCACGGCTGGCAGACACACCGGAATGTTCCTCATGTGTGGAGGCATTCTGCGAATAACCCCTTGTGTTTTTTGAAAACAAGGGGAGGTCATTGTTGATTTAAACAAACAAAGCCCTTCAGGGCATGAAAGGAGATTGAAAATGAAATACACAAAAAATCAAATTGTTGCCATCACCCGAAGATGGTCAAACGGAAATGCTACCCGTTTAATTGGCGTTATTTCCCAAATCCACAAAGAAACCACAAAAGGGTTATCTGTTACGCTTTTACCAGTTAATCCCACCCTTGCTGCTGAAATCCGCAAAACTCACTTAACCAAAGAATTCAATCATCAAGGAATAAAAAACTGTTATTCCGACACCTATGGATTTGCTTGCAATCATGTTCATAAAAATACCACAAAAGTAATCGGCAAATCCTGCACCGCAACATTACCGTAGTGGCCCGCGTCCCGGAAATGTTGGATACGATTTGATGTGCTAAACCCACAACCCGCCATAAAACCTTTGAAGGAGCTGGCACATGGAAACAAAAACATACTCGATCAATGGAACTTTCGCTCGTCACAATAACCTCCCAGCATCATTCACCGCAATAAAACTTGCTGAATCCGCGAAAGCCCTTTATGTTTACGGGCATGGTTGTACCGACCCGCAAGGCTCTTGCTGTAAATGCGGTAGGGAACTTACTCACCCTGGATCAATCCTTTTGGGGATCGGCCCGGTTTGTTTGGGTGATTGGGGTATGCGGGATTTTACCATGGATAATATGACTGATCTTGACAGGGCTCGCGTTCAATCCTTTATCCAGGAACAGGCGGTTGATTGCTGGATTCCAAAATCAATCATTAAAAATTTAACCAATTCCGATGAAAAAATTACAGCGCCGGAGGATCATAAAATGTTACAGAAAAAGAAACTCGCACAGCCGAAACGGGAAGCCTTGTATGTTGAATATCAAACCTCCGGAAAACCCGGTATCAAGATCCTTTTCCCTTTTAGCCATGATGATCTGAACAAAGTGAAATCCCTCGCCGGTCGTAAATTCCACGGAGATGAATACCCGAAATACTGGACCTGCCCATTAAGCATCGAATCAGTAGAACGGCTGCAAGAATGGGATTTCAAAATGGATCAGAGATTGACCAACTTTGTTTCCAAATCAAAGATCCATGTAAATGATGTTCCTGAAATTGAGGTCCCAGGGCTGAAAATGGAACTGCGGGACTTTCAGAAAAAAGGGGTATCCTTTATTGAAGCCAAAAACGGCAGGGCATTGATCGGTGATGAAATGGGATTAGGCAAGACCGCCCAAGCCCTTGCATGGTTAGAACTTCATCCTGAATATCAACCTATTATCATAGTCGTTCCGGCTTCCTTAAAATACAACTGGGAAAAAGAAGCCCACATGTGGATGTCTAATCCGAAAGTACAGATTCTTTCCGGGACCAAAGCAACCACCCCCATTGTCGGGGAAATCGTAATTATCAATTATGACATCCTCCCGGCATGGCTTGGAAAGCTTCAATCCCTGAAAGCCAAGGTCCTTATCACGGATGAAATCCATTACATTAAAAACAATAAAGCCAAGCGCACGAAGGCGATCAAGGCCCTCGGAAAAAAGATCCCGCACATAATCGGGCTTTCAGGAACTCCCATTGTTAATCGACCCATTGAATTCTATAACATCCTGAAACTGATAGATGATACCGTTGTCCCCTCTTATTGGGATTATGCAACCCGGTATTGTAACGCCAAGCATAATGGTTTCGGATGGGATTTCTCAGGGTCAAAGAATACGGAAGAACTGCATGAGAAATTGACAAACACGATTATGATCAGAAGGAAAAAATCCGATGTTTTATCAGAATTACCGGACAAAACCCATTCCGTCATTTCAATGGATCTAACCAACCGGAAAGAATATAGCAGGGCCGAGCGTAATTTCATTGCCTGGGTTCGAGAAACCAAAGGAAATAAAGCTGCAACAAAAGCAAAGAATGCTGAAGCCCTAGCCCAAATCGAAGCCCTGAAGCAACTGACCATCAAGGGGAAAATGAAAGAATCAATTAAATGGATACAGGACTTCCTGGATATTGACGGGAAACTGGTTGTTTTTGCAACTCACAAATTAACCATCCAAATGCTCATGGAAGAGTTCGAGGGTATTGCTGTCAAAATTGATGGTTCTGTTTCACAAAAGGCCCGGCAAGATGCGGTTGATCAGTTCCAGAACGATGATAAGATCCGTCTATTTGTCGGGAACATTAAAGCCGCTGGGATTGGGATTACATTAACCGCAGCATCAAGTGTTGCCTTTCTTGAACTTCCTTGGTCGCCTGGAGATTTATCACAGGCAGAAGACAGATGCCACAGAATCGGACAAAAGAATGCTGTCAATATTTATTACCTTCTGGCTCAAAACAGCATCGAAGAACAGATTGCGGAAATGCTGGATCAAAAAAAGATGGTTCTGGATTCGATCCTTGATGGTAAAGAAACGAAAGACTCCAGTCTACTAAGTGAACTTTTAAATCAATATTCATAATCAGGAAAGGAAATCCTAATCATGGAAAAAGAACAAGTACAAATGAATTTAATCAGAAGACTCGCATGGTCATTCATGAAAACGGGACTTGATATTGACGATCTGATCGGTGAAGCATCCTTGGCTTATTCCATTGCTCTGAACAAATTCGATCCGGACAATGGAGCAAAATTTACCACATATGCATACTGGGTTATCAAGAATCATTTGATAAATTACATATCCAGAAAGAAAAGTACAGTGGGATTCGGGCAACCGGACATCCCGGAACCTGTTAATGAAAACACAACCCTGGAAACATTAGAACTAATTGACCTGATCGAATCCCTTAAACCCAAAGCAAAAGAAATCTGTAAGGTTATACTGGAAAACCCGGACATGTTCAGCACCACCACAAAGCAGGGAATGCGGATGAAGGTTGTAAATTATCTTCGGGAACAAGGATGGGGCTGGCATGACATTCGGAGATCATTCGGGCAAATCAGATGGGCACTGCAAAACGGATAGGTGTATAATATATAGGAGGGTTTGAAAATGGAATGTCAATGTGAAAAATATAGAAATATGCTCTATGATGTAGTCAATGAACTTGATTTATCTGAATCAGCGCTCGAAAAGCATGGGCCGATGGGAACACCACCAGCGGAACTCGTGAGGCTTGTCCTCGAACAAAAAGACAGGATCATCTCCGGTTTACAACAAGGGATGAAAATAATTAGATAAATGAGGAGTAAAGAATGAACTGCTCAGAATGTTACCAACCAGAAATTAGAACATCACCAACCGGGAAACAAAATGATCCAGTACAATACGCAAACGCCGGGAAAAGATGTAAACCCAGTACATCTTTTATCTGCTCGAATTGCAGTCAAAAACTTTTGAAAGCCAGACCCAAAATGCAAAGGACAAAAACAATGACCCGGACGACAATGCGGAGAATGCGGTAAATGGACATAATCCGATTCTACCAGGATCATTCCATTCCATTTCAAACCGGGGATCATAAGCACACCCGGCCGGGATGGGTGAATATTCCTTGCCCGTTCTGCGTCGGCAATCCGGGACTACATCTCGGATATTCGGTATCCGGAGATTATTATAAATGCTGGCGATGCGGCTGGAAATCCAAAGTTAAAGTCATTATGAAACTGACGAACCTGGATTACAGTGAAGCCAAACAAATAATCAAACAGTACGGCGGAAAAGGGCATGCCCGTACCCAGGAACCAAAACAAAAAATTCGATTCGCAAAGCACAAACTCCCATCCAATATCGGAATATTACAAACAAACCACAGACGATATTTAATCAATCGGAATTTTGACCCTGATAAACTTGAAGCAGAATGGGGATTATTCGGAACCGGGCCAATTTCTATGCTAGATGGTATTGATTATGGTCGAAGGCTCCTGGCGCCTATTATATGGGATACTAAACAAGTTTCTTTTCAATGCCGGGACATCACGAATCGGCATAAACTGAAATATATGGCATGCCCGAAGAAACGAGAATTAATCGAGCATCAAACCATCTTATATGGGAACCAATCAAAATGGGGAAAGGTTGGAATTGCTGTTGAAGGAATTACAGATGTCTGGCGATTAGGGCCATCAGCATTTGGAACATTCGGGATTGATTTTACACCCAGTCAAATCAAGGAAATGAGAAAAGCATTTGATAAGGTTGTGATTGTTTTTGACGATGATCCACAGGCGGTGGAACAAGCATTTAAACTTCGATATACTTTGACATTTCGAGGCGTGCATACAGAAATCAAATGTATTAAAGGTGATCCAGGAGGGATGGATCAGGATGACGCTGATCATTTGGTCAAGTCGATAATTACTAAGATTTATTGAAAGGAGAGAAATGAAAAAAATTATGATGGTTCTGAGTGCATTGATTTTGATAATTTCTTTAAGCGGGTGTTTCAGATATACCCCAACACAACGTGAATACACAAAATTTATCCCGCCAGAGAATACAGAAGCAAAGAAATGTATCATAGAATGTGAAAAGATCAAGTTGATGGAACAACAACTTGCTGCACAATGGAAGGTGGACTGGCAGCTTGAAAGTCTTGCCTGTGATATAGCTGAAGGTAAATACGAAACATGTTATGAAAATTGCGGTGGTAAAACTGAAAAAGCAATCGGGACTTGGTAATTAAACTGTTGAATTGATTGGGAAAATAAAAGAGTTGACCTTTTAATTCAATTAAAATATAATATAATTTTCGTAGGGTATAAGTACATGGTAGACACGGTTTGGCCGAACCGTCATAGTCCCCGGTGCCTGTTACACCGGGGACAAGTCTCCACCCCACAACCTTAACAGGAGGTTTTAAAATGAAAGCTCCAAAAAAAGAAAATTCAGAATATTTCCCCTGGACTATAAACCAATTCCTAAAAAACCCAAATCTAAGCAGTAAAGCAAAAGGTATCCTTTCAATCATGGTATTTGATCGTAGTGGTGAGGAATGGAACATTCCACTATTATCAGAAATGACAAAAGAAGGCGCAGCGGCATTACAAACAGCACTGCGTGAATTAACCGAAAAAGGTTACTTAATAAAAATCAGGAGAAGAGACAAAGAAACAAAATTATGGACCCGAGCATATTGGGTCTGGACTACCATCCCGTTTGATTTTTCCATATCCTCCGAAATTCAATTCACAGAAACCAGACAACAAGAAACCACATTGTTAGAAAATTACTGGCAAACATTTCCTTCAATCAAGGAGATTTTGCCATGAAACGAACAATCCCCCCAAAAGAAAAACACACAAGTAATATTGAATATGACATACAAGCGGAACCAATCGTATTATCAAAAGCCGTCATAGATAAATTACTCACACAGGAAAAACCATCCGATTTGATTTCCCTTTATATCTTTTATTACTACACCGCAAAATGGCAAAAGACAAATCAACCAAAAGCCACAACGGGGTATGCAGCAAAAGGATTAAAATGGTCAACGGATCGTATTCGTAATAGGAAAAAAACATTAATTCATTTAGGACTGATTCAAGATATAACCGCCAGGAATTCAAAAAATACAATAACCGGGCATTACATTAAAGTAAATTTTATATGGAGTCAAACCCATAGTGTGGAAAACCAATATACAACAAAACCCACACTAGGGAAAAACCCAGGGTGTGGGATCGACCACCCTGTGGGAATTTTTCCCCCAAATGCTTTAAGTTCTATTAATGAAAATGCTTTAAGTTCTAATAATCAAATGCTGTATAAAAAACAGCTACAGCAAAATAAAAAAATAACACCTTCCCAATTTGGTGAATTTTGGAAACACTATCCAAGAAAGACAGATAAAGGAAAAGCAAAAACAACATGGGATAAATTATGCCAATCCAAAAATGGTAAACGTCCCCTTTGGGTTGAAGTTAGAAAAGCTATCCATTATCAAAAACAATCCGAACGCTGGCAAGATCGCCAATTCATTCCACACCCGACAACCTGGCTGAATAATCAAAGATGGTTAGATGATCCAAAAGAAATGAAAGTCTCAAAATTCAAGATTGGATCTAAAAACAAACCGCAAACTCCAGACTGTCTCCGCGCTGAACCCGGCAAGTACGATAATATCCCGACAACAAAAATGGACCCAACAGATTTTCTCACACTCAGCAAAGGGGTTTAACCATGCCAATTTGTAAAGTATGCAAAAGGGAACATGAATCCATTGACTATTGCGAATTTTGTAAACGGGAGGAACGCTGGCCCAAAATCAGACAACAACGAATCCAGGAACATTTTACAAAGCGAATTATCCAAGGATTAAGTACCTGCGAATTCAAGAACCCAAATTTTAATTTATTAGCAAGTCAGTACATTCATGGAAAAGTCGGATCTGGGAAAACCATGTACGCATGTGCGTTGTTCATTGAATCCATTCACAATTACCATATCTTTCATCGAGGAAACCAAACCCATATTTTTATGCTGATGCCGGAACTTTTACACCGGATCAAACGGTCATATAATTCAGATCCACCAGAAACAGAATTTCAGATTATCGAAGAATTGACCAATGTGGATTTCCTTCTGTTAGATGATTTGGGAGCCGAACGTAGTAATGAATGGGCATTGCAAATTCTGTATCTGATTATCAATCGGAGATATGAGGATTTGAAAACAACTATCTTTACCAGTAATTTCAAACTCAAAGAATTGGAAAATGCGTTAGGGAATGACCGGATACCATCTCGGATTATGGCGATGTGCAGTGATCTGGACTTCGGGGATAAGGATTTGCGTTGCAGAAAGCATGACAAGCCCAAGTAAACCCAAAACCCATACCAGGGTATAGGTTTTTAATTACCGTCTAGTCTCATTAGGATTTACCCAATAGGATTTGATTTTAAACATGTATCATAGATGTAAAAAGGGGAATTTGAAATGAAAAGGATAATCATTCTGGAAATTGCTAATGGAACATGACGAATTTATTGAGCGCAGGATTGTAACTGGTTTAATCGTCTCCTCAGAATTCATCCGGGAAATTGATCAGATTTGGGAACCCCAACTTTTATCAGATAACACTGCAACCCTGCTGGCCCTTTGGTGCCTGGATCATTTCCATAAATACAGGACAGCGCCAAAGGATAATATCCAGGATATCTATGTCGAAAAGCTCCGGCATGGATTAACCAAGGATCAAGCGGAGGATATTGAATTCATCCTGGAGGGGTTGAGCCAGGAACACGATGATACTAAATTTAATTTCGAAGCCCTGCTAGATTCTACTAAACTGTATTTCTTGGAACGTAGTCTGGCCATCCATAAGGATGATATCGAAGAGGCCCTCCGGATCGGCGACATAACCGAAGCGGAAAAGATTGCGTATTCCTTCAAACCTAAAATCGTAGACTCTCATTCTAGTATTGACCCATTCAGCAATCCAAGTATAGTCAAGCGTGCATTCGAAGAAAATAAAGAACCACTGATCAAATTCCCAAAAGCCCTCGGCAAGTTCTGGAATGATAGTTTTACCAAAGATGGATTTGTGGCTTTGATGGGACATGAAAAGATCGGGAAAACATTTCTATTAATGGAGATTGCTTTCAGATCCGTGATGTCCGGGAACCCGACTGTCTTCTTTCAAGCCGGGGATATGTCCGAAAACCAACAGATCCGCAGGTTCGGGATTTACCTTGCAAAGAAATCAGACAAGCAAAAATATTGCAATGGGCTTTGGATTCCGGTACTGGATTGTTTCAAGAATCAAACAGATGAATGCCGAAAGCAAGAACGGGAATGTGATTACGGTCCATTCACAGAATTGAAGGACCGCAGGGATTTGACTTTACAAATGTTGGTTGCTGCACACAAAAATAACCCTGATTATTCACCATGCCGAAATTGCTCTGAAATTAAAGGAAGCCCTTGGGTTCAATGGGAACCTGGATACAATTCGTTGGCCTGGACCCAGGCATATAAGAAAATGAAGCAATTCAAAAAGAAATACAACACCAATTTCAAATTATCAACGCATGCGAATGAAACTTTGTCCGTCTCCAAAATCAGATCCTTGCTTGAAATCTGGGAAAGGTCAGAGGGATTTGTCCCAACTGTAATCATAATTGATTATGCTGATATTCTTGATAGTGATCCAGATTTGAAAAGATTGGATTGGAGAAACCAAACAAACAAGATATGGCAGAGGCTCCGGGGATTGTCTGAGGAAAAGCACTGTTTGATTGTTACAGCAACCCAGGCGGATGCAAAAAGTTATGATACAGATCTGATTAAGCGTTCTAATTTTACCGAAGATAAACGAAAGTATTCACATGTCACCAGTATTTATGGTCTAAATCAATCAGATGAACAGAAAAAAATCGGGATTATCCGAATAAATGAGCTGTTTGTCAGGGATGATGATTTTAATACAACTAATCAAATATGGCTTTTGCAAAGGTTACAAAAGGGAAGACCATTTATAGGCAGTTTTAGATAGGTGTATAATAAAATAAGGAGGATTTGAAAATGGGAACAGTCGAATGGATTAACGGAGAACCAAAACCAATTAACTATCAAGCCAGGGAAAGAGTTCGAGAATTAGATTTTGAAAACCGCCAGGAATCAATTAATCTTACCCAAAACAAGAAATTTGATAAGGGGACCATACTTGGGATTGCTTTTTTTCTTTGTACGGCCGGGCTTTTAGGATTAACGTTTTTACGGTATTTTCGATGAAAGGAGAATGAAATGATAACAGTCGTCAAAGAATTTTCATTCGAAGCGGCACATTATTTGCCTGGATATAAAGGAGCGTGCGCAAATCTCCATGGGCATTCTTATCGGTTGCTTGTCGGGGTGTTCGGTGAAATTAATCCCGAAACTGGAATGATAATTGATTTCAAAACACTCAAAAAAATGGTACAGCCGATTGTCGATTTATTAGATCATTCTTATTTAAACAAAGTCAGCACGTATGGTTTTCCATACTTCATGCCTACGGCTGAGAATATGATCGAATGGATACGAGATCGACTTGTCAATTATTATGTTTTTGATGAACACGGCCCTTTAGAATCAGAATTCACCAGACTCAGAAATTTATCATTCATCCGCCTGTATGAAACCGCAAACAGTTACGCCGAATGGAGGGCATGAAAATGAGAATCAATTCTGTATTTGAAAGTATCAGCGGTGAAGCTGGTCCCGTAATTCCGCAAGGGATGTGGTGTACATTTATCAGAACGCAAGGATGCAATTTGCATTGTAACTGGTGTGATTCTCCAGAATCTCAACCGTGGGAAAATGGAATTGAAATGAGTATCAATGAAATCCTTTCTCTTTGCCAAACCAAACATATTTTGATCACTGGAGGAGAACCGCTTCTGCAACCTGAAATTGAAATCTTAATTTCGGAACTTTTGAAAGCAAATCACATTGTCCAAATTGAAACAAACGGAACAGTCACCCATGCTTTAATTCAAGAGGCACCTAATCTTGGATTTTCGGCTGATGTTAAACTTCCAAGTTCAGATCAAATTGCCATTACAGTTGAAGAATTCATACGAGCGCGGGGTGGGTTTGGGGAATTGTTACTTCAAAATATCAAAATTGATCTAAAATTTGTTTTTGAAACAAATCTGGATTTGACAATGGCGTTTAATTTCATTAATAATTTAGAAATGGGTTTAGATAAAGTTGAAATTAAACAAAGACCCCGATATGTTTTTAGTCCATTGAATGCGGGACGGAATATGCCACTTCCTCGAATGCTGGGATTCTTGCGGGAACAGTTAAATATGATTAATCGGAAAATTTCAAACAACACTTTGATTTCAGTACAGATTCATAAGATCCTTGGATTGCCTTGAAAAATAAATTCAGGGAAATGAAAATAAATAGGCAAAATCGCAGTCGGTAGGTGTATAATATAGTACAAGTTAATTTTTCCATAGTAAAATGTCAAACCTGATAAAGGAGGAAATCATGAAATCATGGTAAGGAAAGCTTTCCAGACTTGCCTGGGTTAGGTCGGGCAAGTCGAAAGCATTAATCAATAATCAAAACATAGATCAATAACCAAATAAGGAGAACAAAATGGCAGACAAGAAAGAACCGAAAAGAAGTGAACTGAGTGCATGCGCCAAGACCCTGAATGACCTGCTGGGCCTGGAACCCCCGATTGATGGAAAGGGGAAAGTCAAAGAGCTGAAAGTCAAATTGACGGAAGCCGCTGGAATGCTTGCCCCGGAGGATGCAATCCCAGAAGAAGTGACGGCAACCCTGATCCAAATCGGCGCCTTGGAAGGACCGGAAGAAAATAAAGAAGAGACTGCGGACCCGCCGGAAACACATGAAACTTCAACCGAAGAACAACCGGTTGATATGACTGCCCTGATCAACGGCACCGGCAAGCTCGCCACCCTAAAAGGTATCGTCGGTGAGCATTCAGAATTCTTCCCGGACCTGGTATCCAAGCTGGATGAATACAAGGGACTAACCGGGCCGAAATTGTTGAAGGTGGATATGTTTGCGGCATTGGGTGTGGAAGCGCCTGCGAAGGCTGCGACAAAGAAAACCAAGGCCTCGACCAAACCAAAAGGCAAGGGTATCATCAAAACCATCGTGGAATGTATCGAGAATGCCGGAAAAGATGGGATCAAAAAAGAAGAAATCTTAGAAATTTTGAAAAGGGAATTCCCGGACCGAGAAGAGAAATCCATGAAAAATACCATCGGTGTTCAAATCCCCTCCCGCATTTCCAAGGAAAAATTCAAAGTCAGCAAAACTGATTCCGGTTACTATTTCAAGGACGAATAAGGAGAGGGACAATGAAACATATTGTAGCACTGTCTGGCGGGATGGACAGTGCTACTCTTCTCGGAAAATTGTTCTCGGAGAGTAGCACACAAGAAATCCATTGCTGTCTTTTTGATTATGGATCAAAACACGCAAAATGGGAAATGCAGGCCGCAAAAGAATTAATCCAATATTATAATCAAGTTCCCGGGCCTGTCGTAATTACACATCAATTTGATTTATCTGCCGTCATGTCTCTTTTTAAATCTGCATTACTTCAAACAGGAGGTCCGATCCCGGAAGGGAATTACGAAGACGAAAACATGAAACAAACAGTTGTCCCTGGCCGGAATTTGATTTTCATTTCAATCATGGCCGGTTTGGCGGAATCCCTTAACATCGAAACTATTTCACTTGGCGTGCATTCCGGAGATCATCATATCTATCCAGATTGCCGCCCTGAATTCATTTATGCTACCAGATGGGCTCTTCATCATTCATCTGATAAACGGGTTCACCTTGCTACCCCTTTCCTTTTTTTTGACAAAGCAAAGATCCTTGAACTTGGATATAAATACAACCCAATTGTCCCATATCAATTAACTCGGACCTGTTATAAGGATCAGGAATTAAGTTGCGGGAAATGTGGATCGTGCCGAGAAAGATTGGAAGCATTTGCCACAATTTGTTGTTATGACCCAATTCAATATGAGGTATGAAATGATAAACATAACATGGGATACAGTATTTAAAGAACTGGATTTAGTGGATAATATGGGAACCACAATTTATGGAATTCCAAAAGGTGGAATGATCGTTGCTGGATTTCTAAAACATGCCAAGACCACGCATGATCCATCGAAAGCAACCCTGTTCTTGGATGATGTCAAAGACTCCGGATGGACTGAGCAATTCTACAAAGACAAGTTCTCGCAAACTCCTTTCGTTGCCCTCTTTGACAAAACCAAACACTATCAAAATGAATGGATTGTTTTCCCGTGGGAAGCGGATCACCCAAATGGGGAAGATACCATTGAACAGAATATCGTCCGGCAGCTCCAATTCATTGGAGAAGATCCAAAACGATCCGGGATTGTAGATACTCCAAAACGAATGGTCAAAGCCTGGCAAGAAACCTTCTCCGGGTATAAACAAAACCCTGCTGATTTCTTCACTTCATTTGATGATGAAAATCAAAAGTTTGGTGGGTTGGTTTATCTGAAGGATATTGAATTTTTCAGCACTTGTGAGCACCATTGGCTTCCTTTTTACGGGAAAGCCCTGGTTGCTTATATTCCAGATGGTCCAGTTCTCGGGGCCTCTAAAATGGCTAGGTTGGTGGATGTCTTTGCCAAACGACTCCAGATGCAGGAAAGGATTGCCGAACAAGTCACAGAAGCTATCATGACCCATTTAAAGCCTCTAGGAGCAGCATGTATGATCGAAGCCAAGCATATGTGTATTGCCTGCCGGGGAGTCAAAAAGCAACATTCCGTAATGGGGTATAATAGTCTGAAAGGGGTTTTCCTAGAAAATAGCCACATGGGGATTGCCGCCCGTAACGAACTGATGTTAATTTCGAGATGAAAATCTATTTAGCTAGCGGGTTTTCCGTTATGAATGTTCCAGGAAGAGAGAGAGAGTTATTTTTTAAACTCAAAGACTACAAAAGATTGGTATCATTTTGGGATACATACGCCGGTAATAATATTTTCCAAATCATTAACTTAAAAAAAGAGATTCAAAAAACATGAAAATTTATTTAGCCGGAACGCTTGGGGTCGTAGAGAGAGAGAGACAGCTAATTGAATTTTATCAACATCGGTTACTTTCATTCTGGGATATTCAACAGGAACAATTTGCGGTGAAAGACTCTTTTCATTACATAAAGGAACAAAATGAAAATCTGGTTTGCAGGAGTGCCGGGCGGAGGAAGGCCGGGGGATTGTAAGAGAGAGAGAGATTATAAATCTGCTCAATCCAAAACGATTACATTCGTACTATCATTTAATGGTTACAAAAGGAAAACTGACAATGGAACACAAAATAGACCTATTTCTTGACTCCGGAGCATTCTCAGCATTCACTCAAGGTATTAAAATTGATATTCAGGAATATATTTCATTTATCAAAGAACACAAGGATGCCATTTCTGTTTATGCCAATCTGGATGTAATTGGGAAAAACAAGGATAGCGCCCGGCGAACTTATCAGAACCAAAAGATAATGGAAAAAGCTGGTTTGAATCCCTTGCCAGTTTTCCATCTTCATGAACCTTTTAAATACCTGAAACGCTATTGTAACACCTATGAATATATCAGTCTAGGGGCTATGGTGGGATCGTCGAGTGTAGTCCTAATACCTTGGCTTGACCGTTGCTTTTCAGAGTATATCTGTGACCCTTCTGGAATGCCTAAAATCAAAGTCCACGGATTCGGAATGACTTCCTTGAAATTAATGCTCCGGTATCCCTGGTATTCCGTGGATTCGACATCATGGGTTTTGACCGGGCGGTTAGGTGGGGTTTATGTTCCCCGGTATGCTCAAGGGAAATGGTTCTATGATGCAAACAGTTGGAAAATTCAAGTGTCCGACAGATCCCCATCAAAGAAGGAAGCGGGCAAACATATCTCAACACTTTCCAAAGGCAAGCAACGAATCGTCTTGGATTATTTCAAACATAAGGGATATCAGGTCGGGGAATCAGAGTTTCATACTGAATCGGATAGTTACGAATTGAAAGATACGGAACGCTGGTTCGGGAAAGCTTGTGATGGGAAAAGGGAAGTTGAAACCATTATTGAACCCGGCTTATGTAATATCTATCAGCAGAGGGATGAGCTGAATGTTATCTATTTTAAAGATTTGGAAGACTCCATGCCGGAATGGCCCTGGCTGTACAAACCATTGAATACCATTGGGCAACTGCTATGAAAATTTACTTTAAAGAGCCTTCACTTTGTACAAGTGGTTACGAACCAATTCTTATTAACTATAAATTGGTGAAGAGGCAAAAAAAGACTCATCGGTTGACTTTTAACTATTTTGATAATGTTGCCGGTAAATCAAAGTTTATCAAGAATGCATTCGATAAACTTATAGAAATTTCTGGAATGAAAGATCCAGATGAATGGGAGAATAAAAGATATGAAGAAATGGAGCGAAGCGGATATGTGTATTTCATTCGAAATGGGAATGAAAGACAAGTCAAAATTGGATGGGCACAAAACCCACAGGACAGAAAAAAGCAATTACAAACTGGAAATCCAAATAAATTACGGGTAATAGCGATAAAGCCTTGTCCAGATAAAGGAGTAGAATATTTCTTGCATCATAAATTTAAAAAGGAACGAATAGATTCTCATAGTGAATGGTTTTTTCTTTCCAATAGGCTCAAAAAATATATTCAAGATTTACCAAATGTATTATTACAAGAAGGAAATTGATTTGAAAATCTATTTATCAACTTGGCTTCTGGAATCTACGCAAGGTCAAAAGTTTAACCAAAGCCAAATCAAAATATCGATTGTTAAGTTTCTGGCATCACAAGGAAGAAAAAGAGAGTAATCAATTAAAACACTATTCAGAAACAGGTCAAAATGAAAATTTATCTAGCGTCGAGCGCCCCTGGAACGGAAAATGAGTGTTCAATCCAAATGAGAATTTACCTTGCCAGTTTTAAAGCAAAAGAGACAAAGGAACCAGGGGAGCAATACGATATTGCAAACCGACTTCTGAGTTATCATGAAGTAAAAACAAACGCCTTCAAGTGTCAGAACCTTTTCAACATTCTAATCAAGGAGTCTAACCATGAAAATCAACAAAGCAGAATTGCAGAAAGCTCTTGAAATCGTCAAGCCCGCGCTTGCCACAAAGGAAATGATAGAACAATCGACCTCCTTTGCATTCATCGAAAACCGGGTAGTCACTTACAACGATGAAACCAGCATCAGCCATCCCGTCCCGGATATGAAATTGACGGGAGCCGTGAAAGCGGAAAAATTGTATGGTTTCCTTTCCAAAAGCAGTACAAAGGAAATCGGAATTCAAATCAAGGATGGTGTTATCAAGTTGGTATCTGGATCAGCCAAAGCAGGACTTGCTGTTCAAAGTGAAATCCGGCTTCCCCTGGATGAAGAAATTGGGACCAAAGGGAAATGGAAAACTTTACCGGATAATTTCCGTGATGCTTTGAAATTCACTTTCCCAAATTGCAGCTCTGATATGACATCCCCGATTCTTACCTGCGTGAATATCCCAAAGGACGGAAGGATCGAAGCCACAAACAGATCCCGCCTTGCCTTGTATCAAATTGAAACCCTGCCCATTCCCGGTTTTCTTTTACCAGGAAGTACCGCAAGGGAATTAGTCAAATACAAAGTGATTGAAGTTGCCAGGGGTAAAGGTTGGGTTCATTTCAGAACTAAAGAAGATACCATTATTTCGTGCCGATCATTTGAAGGGAAATTCATTGATACATCCGAACTCTACAAATGTGATGGTGTGCAGGTCACGTTCCCGAAAGGGATAAAGGAAATTATCCAGCGTGCGCAAGTATTTTCCAAAGCAGATCACACCGAAGACGAATGGATTGAACTTGCATTTTCCAAAGACAAATTGACGATTCAATGTGAAAGTGGAACAGACTGGTTTACCGAATCCGTGAAATGTGATTACAAAGATGCAGATATGACTTTCCGAGTTGTCCCATCTTTTCTTATGCATATCTTGGACACATCAAGCACAGCGATCAAAAGTGAACGAGTCCTGAAATTCGAGGGTGAAAACTGGACCTATCTGACAGCTTTGGAAAATATCAAATCTGAGGAGTAACATGGATTTCTTTTCCAAAGCCGAGATTGACAAAGCAAATATGAGTATGTCCGGAGTCAAGGGTCAAACCTGCCAAACCTGCGGATTATACAAAAATATCAATACCCCGCGGATGAAACCATTTGGCAATTTCCGTAAACGGATTTTGAATATCGGGAATGCTCCTGGAGAATGGGATGATAGAAAAGGAAAACCGTGGCAAGGGAAAACCGGCAAACTTCTACAAAGGACTTATCAGAAATTAGGTATTGATCTTTTCGAGGATTGCTTGAATATCAATGCAATTGGTTGTCGGCCCTTGGATGAAAATGGAAGAGATCGAAAACCCACAGATCATGAAATTGCGTGTTGTAAACGAAAAGTATCAAAAGTGATTTATGAACGAAACCCAAGGGTAATTATTCTACTCGGAGCTACTTCCATTCAATCCATAATCGGGAATGTCTGGAAAAGTGGATTGGGAGGGATTGCAAAATGGCGGGGATGGAGTATCCCAGATCAAACTTATAATGCTTGGGTATGCCCGACCTTCCATCCATCTTATATCGATCAATCTGAACAAGAAATTGAAACGATATGGAAACAGGATTTGAAACAAGCACTACAAATGTGGAAAAAAGCATTACCACAAAAAGAGGATTTTGAAAGTCAAGTACAGATCCTTTCCAATCCAAAAGACATTCATGATTCATTGTTGAGTATGAACATGGGCCAGATCGGGAATGATCTTCCAAATATTGTAGCAACTGATTTTGAAACAACTGGATTGAAACCCCATTCAAAGGAACAGAGACTTAGGATTATTTCATTATGTGATACTCCAAACCGAGCAATCGTATTCCAGAAACCAAAGAGTCTACGGCTTTTGAAAATGCTGAAAGCTATTTATCAGAACCCTGAAATTGGGAAAACGGCCTGGAACATGAAATTTGAACACGCGTGGACAAAAGTCAAACTTGGATATGATATTTTCCCATGGGTGTTCGATCCGATGCTTGGTAGTCATGTGGAAGACAATAGAACTGGAATTACAGGATTGAAATTTCAGAATTATCGACATCATGGGATTGCTGGATATGATGAAGAAGTCCATCCCTATTTGATTGCACCACATAGTAATGATTTGAACCAGATTGATGAATTGATAAAGTTACCGGGCGGGCTTGAAAAGTTGCAAATTTATTGTGGATTGGACAGCCTTTTTGAATATCGAATTGCTGTTAAAATGATGAAGGAAATGGGAATTTTATAAGGAGGGTTTGAAAATGGGAAAACATGAATGGACAGAACTTATTTTAGAAAATGGGAAAAGCGCATTTATTTGTTGTAAAGATCCAGATTTAACCAGTGAAAAATTATCATTTTCTATTGAAAGAGCATTAATTGAAAAAGGATGGTGGTCCCCTGAATTCGACAATATTAATGGAAGTATTCATTTATATGATCGTACAGAATATAATGAAATAACTCTTTTAAATATGGGAATGGTCGTGGGAATGAAATGATCTATCCATCCTCAAAAGAAGCATACGAACTATTTCATGCCGGGACCCTTGCATTTCAAAGGGCAGAATTAACCGGCATGAAAACGGATGTAGAATATTGTCACAAGAAAATTAAACATCTTGACAGGAAAATCGCCAGGGAAATTGAAAAGATTCAACAAACCAAATTCTATCGAAAGTGGGAACACGTTTATGGTGCAAAAACCAAATTGACATCAAACCAGCAGCTCGCGCATATCCTTTACAAAGTGATGAAGATTGAACCACTGAAAATGGCAGAGAAAGGAAACCAAGGATCAACCGACATTGAAGCCCTTTCCAATCTGCAAATCCCAGAACTTGACATGCTCTTACAAACCCGGAAATGGAAAAAGGTTCAAGATTATTTGAAAGGATTTATACGGGAACAAATAGATGGGATCATGCACCCGTTTATCAATTTGAATCTAGTTGCTTCTTTCCGATCTTCCATGGATCGGCCAAACATGCAGAACATCCCGAAACGAGACAAAGAAGCAAAACGAATCTGCCGACATGCCATTTATCCGCCGACCCTAGGGCAACAATTCACATCTGCTGATTTTTCCGGTGTGGAAGTCATGATGGCTTGTGTCTATACTCAAGATGAAAAATTGATCTATGATACCCTTCACGGTGATATGCATAAAGACATGGCCATTGAATTATACAAACTTGACAGTCTGGACAAACATGATCCAGGGGAAAGTAATTTCCGGCAAGGTGGGAAAAATGGTTGGAATTTTCCTCAATTCTATGGAGATTATTATGGGAATTGTGCAAAGGGTCTTTTGGTATGGGCTAAAATAGCAGAACGAAAAGACGGTACTCCGGGACTTGTTCATTTACAAGATGTCGGATTGATCACTTTAAATAAGAATGGTTCGATCAAGAATGACAAGAAATTCGTGGAGCATTGTAAATATATTGAAGATCAATTCTGGAATGTTCGTTACAAAACATACACAAAATGGAAAGACCGAACCTGGAAAGATTACCAGAAAAAGGGATACATTGAATTAAAAACAGGATTCCGATGTCAAGGGATTATGAACAAAAAACAAGTCGGGAATTATCCATTTCAAGGTGCTGCTTTTCATTGTTTACTATGGACTTTCATTGAAACGGACCGGATTTCTTATGAAGTCGAACATTGGGAAAGCAGACCGGTGATCCAAATCCATGATGAATTGACTTTGAGTACAACCCCAAATGAGCGCGAGCATGTGATTAAAACAGTGAAAAGGGTTGCTACAAAGGATTTAGTAGAAGCATGGCCTTGGATTGATATCCCATTAGCAGTCG